CTTCCACACGCACTGACACCCCCCCCACCCCCAAAGCGCGCGTGCATGGACATACTAATGGATTAGTCCCCACAGTGGAGGGTAAAATCGCAATATTAACCTCATTTTATTGACAAGATACCTATAGGTTTGTAAGATATAGATATGAGTAAAATCCTTACAGAGCAACAAAAACTGTTTGTTCAGCACTATAGCCAATCAGGTAATGCAAAACAGTCAGCAATTAAAAGTGGGTACTCAGAAAAATCTGCAGAACAGCAGGGTTATGAGTTAAAAAACAAGCTTGCAGGCGAAATTGAAAATGCTACTAGAAAATTAATGGCAGGTGCTGTACCAATGGCAGTTAATAAATTAAAAGCATTGGCCGAAGACCCAAAAATAAGTCCTTCGGTAAGGTTGGGTGCAATTAATTCTATCTTGGACAGAACTGGTTATCAAACAACGCACAAAGTTGAAGATGTTACTGGTAAAAAAACTGACGAGGAATTGCAAACAGAGTTAAATCATTTATTATCTTCTATTTTTGTAGATAAAAAAGATATTAACTAGAGTTAACTATGCAACCTGACGCACTGCGAAAGAGTTTTGAGGTCTTGCACCAAAAAGTAACAGCAGTTATTTATTATTGTGGTACTACTTATAGTAAAGATGCAGAGCTTATGCGTATAATTAGAGAAATTGCAGAGCCATTAGACGATTTATATAGCCATTATTGGGAGTTAGATTTAGAAATGATACCAAAAACCAAGGATAAAATACTAAATTGAGCGAAGAATTAGCAAGAGCAGTAGAAATAGCTAAAGAATTAGAGCATAGAAAAGCTACAAATAAATTAGCAGACTATAAACCTTACGATTATCAAAAAAAATTTCACAATACTGTAGCATCACAACGATTACTTATGGCAGGAAATAGGATAGGCAAGTCGTTTTGTGGTGCAACAGAACTAGCAATACATCTAACAGGCAAATATCCTGACTGGTGGGAAGGAAAAAAATTTGATAGACCTATTAGAGCATGGGCAGGTGGTTCATCTAACGAAACAACTAGGGATATATGCCAAAAAGAATTAGTAGGACAACCCGATGACCCGTCAGCTAGAGGTACTGGCTCTATACCACTTAAAGATATAGGCGAAACTACAAGAAAACCAGGTGTACCTAATGCTCATAACTCCCTTGTTGTTAAACACGTTACAGGTGGTTGGTCAAGATTAGGGTTTAAAGCATATGAAATGGGTAAAGAAAAATGGATGGGAGAAGCTGTAGATGTAGTATGGCTAGATGAAGAACCACCAGGACCAATATATAGTCAAGCATTAACAAGAACTGCAGATAGAGGTGGTATTGTATTTATGACTTTTACTCCTGAAAATGGAATGACAGAAACAGTTGCACAATTTGTAAACAATTTAAAACCAGGACAAGCATTAGTACAAGCTGGGTGGGACGATGCACCTCATATGACAGCAGATGTAAGAGAACAGATATTAGCTGCTTTGCCACCACACGAAAGAAAAATGAGAGAACAAGGCATACCACAATTAGGTTCTGGTCTTGTCTTTCCTATTGCTGAAGATGATATTATATGTGACCCAATAGAAATACCTACATACTGGCCAAGATTATGTGGCATTGATTTTGGGTGGAATCACCCTACTGCTGCTGTGTGGATTGCATGGGATAGAGATGCAGATATAGCATATGTTTATGATAGTTATGCTATGCGACAGGAAGCTGTACCTATCCATGCATCTGCAATTAAAGGTCGAGGTACTTGGATACCAGTTGTATGGCCTATGGATGGTAGACAAGCAGATAAAGGTTCTGGTAAATCACTTACAGAACAATATAGAGCAGAAGGTTGTAATATGTTGCGAGAACATTTTAGTAATCCACCATCTCAAGGACAAAGAGATGGCACAGGTGGCAATTCAGTTGAAGCTGGGATACAAGAAATGTATACTCGTATGCAGACAAAAAGATTGAAAATATTTAAAAACCAAGATAAACTATTACAAGAACTGCGTATGTATCATCGTAAAGACGGAAAAATTGTACCCATTAACGATGATGTTATTTCTGCAATGAGATATTGTGTTATGTCATTAAGAAAAGCTAGGGTAAAAAATTACGAACCTACTTACATACAAGCAGAATCTGAATTTAATGTTTTTGCATAGGAGATAAATATGCCAAGTGGAAAAGGAACTTACGGAACTAAAAAAGGTAGACCACCAAAAAGGAAACCTAAATGACTAAAAAGAAACCAGGATTATACGCAAACATTAACGCAAGAAAGAAAAAAGGTATAAGTAGACCTAAATCTAAATCTACTATTAGTGCAAAAGCTTACGCTAATATGAAATCAGGTTTCAAAAAAGGTAAATCATAATGGGTAGAGGTGGAGGACCAGTTGGAGCTATATTTAGAGGTGTAAAAAGCGTAATAGGTGGTGTTGGAAAAACTATTATGGGTGGTTTAGGTATAGGTAAAAAAAAAACAAAACCTGCACCATCTGACCCAGCAGCAAAAGATTCATTAAATACTGCAGCAGCAGCTCTTGGTATGCGCCAAAGAATGTCAGGTTATTCAGGTAGAACAAGTACTGTTTTAGGTGGCGCAGAAGGTGTTAGAGAAGAAGCTAATGTTACACAACCAAGATTAGGATAATGTTTGAAGTAACTAATTCAATTGAACGCAGACAAGAATTTTTTGATTGGTTACAACCAAGAGCAGATTTAGACATAGGACTAGAAGATTCAACATACCTTGGATTTACAGAAAATGGCAAAATATTAGCATGTATCTTGTTTTCTGGATACGATGGACATAATTTATTTATACATTTAGCTATAGAACACCCTAGAGTATGTCAAAGAAAATATGTAAAAATGATGTTTGATTATATTTTTAATAAAGTAAATTGTCACAGAGCAACTGCTACAGTAGATGAAAAAAATTTAAGAATTAAAAAATTAATAGAGGGTGTTGGTTTTAAAAAAGAAGGCAGCATACGAAATATGATAAAAAGAAAGAATAAATTACTAGATGTTGCAATTTATGGTATGATAAAAGATGAATGTACATGGATTTAAGGAGCAACTATGGGCGCATTGTTTGGTGGTAAACCAAAAGATAAAACAGCTAGCTTGTTAGCACAACAAAGAGCAGAAGAAAAAGCTGAAGATGCTAGACTTGAAAACGTAAGATTAGCTAATATTAAACGAAGACAAGGTGGTTTATCTGGAACTATTATGACAAGTGGTCAAGGTGTTACAGAAGAAGCTGATGTAAGTAAAGGATATTTGTTAGGTTAATGGATTCTACGCAAAAATTTGAATATTTTAAAAAACGATTATCTGCAATGGATTCAGATAGAGGTACATGGGAAGACCACTGGCAAGAAATACTTGACTATGTAATGCCAAGAAAAGCAGAAATAACATTTATTAGAGCAAAAGGGGAAAAACGAAGCGAAATATTATTTGATTCAACAGCTATTACTGCTAATAATTTACTTGCAGCTAGTTTACAAGGCACATTAACGTCACCATCTTTGCAATGGTTTTCTATAAAATTAAGAAATAAAGAATTAAATGAAGATAGAGAAGTACAATTGTGGTTAGAAGACGCTGCAAAAAAAATGTATGAAGTTTTTAATGAAACAAATTTTAACACAGAAGTACATGAATTATATTTAGATATGACATCAATAGGTACAGGATGTATTTTTATTGAAGAAGGTAAAGATGGTTTTGAAAAAGATTTAATACATTTTAGCACGTTGCATATTGCAGAATATTATATTAAAGAAAATGTTAATGGATATGTAGACACTGTATATAGAAAATATAAATTATCAGCACGACAAGCAGTACAAGAATTTGGTGAAGATAATTTAGGCGAAAAAATATTACAAGCTGCAGCAGATAAACCAGATAAAATGTTTAATTTTATACATGCTGTAGAACCTAGCGAAGATTACGAAAGAGTTTTTGGAGAATCCCCAATAAAATTACCAGTTCATTCTTGTCATCTATGTATTGAAGATAAAATGGTAGTAAGAGTAAGTGGGTATAATGAATTTCCATTTCTTGTCCCTAGATGGGCAAAAGCAACTGGAGAAATTTATGGACGTTCACCATCTTATAATGCATTACCAGATATTAAAACATTAAATAAAGCTGTAGAAATAGGATTAAAAGCATGGTCTAAAGCTATTGACCCACCATTATTAGTACAAGATGATGGAGTTATAGGTAGAGTAAGAATGACACCAGGTGGTATTACTGTAGTAAGAAACGATGCTGCAATAAAACCTTTACAAATTGCAAGTAATTGGCAAATAACTGATTTAAAAGAAACTCAATTAAGAACAGCAATACGTCAAGCATATTATTCTGACCAGTTACAATTACAAGATGGTCCACAAATGACTGCTACAGAAGTACAAGTTAGATACGAACTTATGCAAAGATTACTTGGACCAACACTTGGTAGGTTTCAATCAGAGTTTTTAAATCCATTAATAGACAGAGTTTTTGGAATTATGTTTAGAGCAAGAGCATTTAGACCACCACCAGAAATAATGCAAGGTCAACAGTTAGATGTTGAATTTATTGGACCATTAGCACGTTCACAAAGAATGGAAGAAGCTGTTGCTGTAGAAAGATTGTATCAATTAGCTATGGAAGTTGGACAAGCTGACCCTAGTATATTAGATTTAATTGATAATGATAAAGCTATAAGAATGAGAGCAACATTATTAGGTGTACCAAAAAGTGTATTAAGAGGAGAAGATGAAGTTGAAGAAATCAGAGAGCAACGTGCAGCTCAACAACAACAAATGCAACAGCAACAAATGATGGCAGAACAAGCAAGAGCTATGAAAGATGAAGCATCTGCAATGCAAACCTTAGCACAACCCGAAGTTGACCAAGCAGTACAACAAGCTAGCACAGAACTTGAAGAAACAGCATAATGATAGATAATGCAGATAAGCAATTAAAACAATTAGAAGGAGATTATAAAACTACTTTTAATACAAAAGAAGGCATAAGAGTTTTAGCTGATTTAGAATCAGCTTATTATCATAGGAGTTCTTTTAGTAAAGACCCTTATGAAACTGCTTTTAATGAGGGGAGTAGAGCAGTAATTGTCAGAATAAAAAATCTTATAAAAGGAGGAACAAATAATGTCTGACGAACAAATGACCACCGAGTCACAAGATAGCCCACAAACAGAACAAAATTCTGGTTCAGTGCTTGGGTCTAGTACAGTAGGTGATAATCAAAATTGGAAGGATACGCTGCCTGACGAATTGAAAAACGACCCTACACTAGAAAATTATAAAGATGTTGAATCACTAGCTAAAACAGTAGTGCATCAACAAAAAATGATGGGTAATAGAATACCTATGCCTAAAAATGATGAGGAAAAAGCAGAACTTTACAGCAAGTTAGGTAGACCTGACGAACCTGATAAATATGATTTAGCAATTCCAGATTCACATAAACAACATTTTCATGATACAGCTTTAAATAATTTTAAAAATGTTGCACATCAAATTGGTTTAAACAATGACCAAGTAAATGCATTAATTGATTATCAAGTTAAAGAATTAGATGCACAACAAAATTTAGTCAATGCTGGTTCAACAAATCAAAAAGAAGAAGTTGAAGCAGGCCTTAAAAAAGAATGGGGATATGATTTTGATAAAAATTTAAAAGCTGCACAACGAGCAATGCAAGTTTATGCTGATGACGAATTAATGGATTTAATGAACACAGAAGTAGGAAATAATCCTGCTGTTATAAAATTGTTTGCTAGATTAGGTAAAGATGTTACTGAAGATATGGCACAAAATACGCAAAATAATTCATTGCAAGTGTCACCTTTAGATGCAAAACAAGAAATACAACAAATTATGGCAGACACAAGTCATCCATATTTTGACGCATCTAATCCAGAACATAAAAATGCAGTCGAACATATGCGACAATTGCACGAAAAAGCATTTGGCAATAGTTAATTTTTTATGATATAATTTGCGTACCTAGTTCGCCCTATTAGGATAACGAATCGGTAGCCGTATGTGGCTATAAAACATAGGTTTCCCGTTTAGGATAAAGACCGATTTAAAAATTTTTTAATAGGAGGACTGAATTATGTCAGTACAAATTACAACAGCTTTTGTCGAACAGTATAAAAGCAACGTATTTCATTTGGCGCAACAAAAAGGTTCAAGACTTAGAGATGCAGTTAGAACAGAAACAGTTACTGGGAAATCTCATTTTTTTGAAAGAATCGGTTCAGTTGCAGCTCAATTAAGAACGTCACGTCACTCCGATACTCCTCGTATGGATACACCACATTCCAGACGTAAAGTAACAATGGACGATTATGACTGGGCAGATTTAATTGACAACGAAGACAAAGTAAGAATGCTTATTTCCCCACAATCAGATTATGCACAAGCAGGTGCATGGGCTATGGGAAGAGCAATGGATGATGCTATTATTACAGCAGCTACAGGAAACGCTTTAGGTGGAGTAGCTGGTGGAACAACTATTGCATTACCATCAGGAAACAAAGTAGTTCACGCTAGTGGAGGTTTAACACTTGCAAAATTACTTTCTGCAAAAGAAATAATTGATGCAAACGATGTAGACCCTGAAGAAGAAAGATTTATTGTGTGTGCAGCAGGTCAAATTACAGACTTGTTAAATGTTACACAAGTTACATCTTCTGATTTTGCTACAGTAAAAGCATTAGCACAAGGTGAAATTGATACTTATCTAGGATTCAGATTTATCCGTTCACAAAGATTAGGAACAGATAGTGATGGAAACAGGCAAGTATTAGCATTTTGTAAATCAGCAATAGGCCTTGCATTAGGTGCAGATATTCAAACTAAAATATCTGAAAGAGCTGATAAAAATTACGCAACGCAAGTATTTCTATCTATGACAATCGGTGCTACTCGTATCGAAGAAGAAAAATTAGTAGAAATTGCCTGTACGGAATAAAATTTAAAACAAGGAGGA